TTTTAAATATAGCTATTTTTTCATCTATATTTTCTACTCTATCGGAATAATTAAAATCCGTTTGTGGCACACGTATTTGTTGATTTAAGTCTTCAAAGTATTTTTCAAATACTTCAAGCTGAACTTGGGCGCCTACTGAATTAAATTCATCAGGAGTCATATAGCCTCTTTGTTCTTTATTTAATATCAACAAAACTGTTTGATATACAGTATTTACATTTATTGCCATTGTTTGTTTATTATTAATTATAGCGGCTAGGCCACTTTTAATGCGGCCTAACTACTATAATATTACACGTTATGAAAGTTTTTTCTCTATAGATCTATAGATTTCTATACCTTCATCTGTTTTAAAGTAAGCAGCCATAGCTGAATACGGATTTTCATCAAAAGGAACAGTAATTACTTTTCTACCATTTGATGCCCAAGTAAATGTTCTTTGATCTTGTGATAATTTTAATAACCCGCTTTCAGTAGCATTAATTGCCACGTTTCTAAGTTGTACGTTATCGTCATTAGCAAGCTCTATGAATAGATCTGCATTTCTTTGTGCAAATAATATCAAGTCTCTTCTAATCTCCTTAGAACTCATGCTAGATACCTTAGATCCAACCTCTACTCTTAGTACTGCTTCAGCAATGTCAATATCCATTTCGCGAGCCATGTTTAAAGCATCAATAGTAATCTCTAAATCATCTAGTTCGTCGGTAGCAATAACCGCAGCATCGAACTCTTTATATTTTGTATTCTTTGCAGGATGGTATAAAGAAAGTAATTTTTGTAAATTTTGTTTTTCTTTAGAAACAGCTAATGTTCCATTATAAAAAGTAATATGACCTAATGTTGCTTCTCCTTTTTGCTCTTCAACAAATACAGAGTTTTGATTAGTTGCATATCTTAATTCTTTTTGATCACCAGTTTTTTCATCAAACCATAAAAGTGGATATTTTCCACTATGTCTTGCAGGAATAGTATATGTTATTGGGGATTTATTACCTAATAGAATATAAGTTCTATCTTTAATTTCCCAGCTAGGTTTTGTGGGCTTTACTGGTGTTTTAACAACTGGTTTTTCAACAATTGTTTCTTGTATTACTTGAGGTGCAACCTCAACATTTTTTTCTGCTGTGTTAGCTTTTTTAGCCATGATATAATAAAATTAAATAATTAAAAAAAGATAAAGCAAGGCGCCAAGTACATGACGCCTTATCTTTACCCAGTAAACTATGATGCAGTAAACAATACGAAATTGTTAGCACCTTGTACACATAAACATCTTTCAGATAAGAAGTGAACTACCATAGAGTCAACGTCAGTAGTGTAAGCACCACCAGCTGATCCAGTAATCCAAGACTTCATTCTTCTGTCTTCAGTTTGTGAAGCTCTGTAACGTACGTGTAGGAATGGTCTACGAATATTAGATCCTAAAATTTGATCATATACAGTAGAAGTTCCTGCAGGAATAAGAGCACCATCAATACCAGATACTGCTACACCACCACGAGTTGATGCATCATTCAAGTATTTCCAGTCAGTTTTGTAAAAGTCATAAGAACCTCTTCTAAATCCTGAGAACCCAAGATTCAAAGCCATTTCTTCAGAGTTTTCAAACAATCCGTAAGCAGTTCCTCCATTAGCACCAGCAGATAGGCTAGCAAGCATATCGTCAAAATCTAAAGAAGTTTGTCTGTTTAAGAAAAGCATGTTCTCTTCAATAGCTCCTTGAGTATCAAGATTTTTAAGAATGCTATCAAATTCGGTAAGTCCAGCAGCAGCACTAAAGTTGTTTAAAACATTTCCTCTAGATGTTATAGCAGCAAAAAGACCTTCTGTTCCATTGTATTGAGCAGTAAGACCTGCAACCCCAGAACCAGCTTGAGTTTGCTCACCTTCAACCATTGCCATTTCAAGATAGTCTTCGAAACGTAAACGAGTTTCAGATTCAGCTTTAAGATACCATAGGTAACCAGAAGTTCCATCTTCAGTAGCTACTTCAATCCATCCAATCTGAGCCATATCAGATCCGTTAATTTCGTATCTATCCTTAATAATAATAGGAGAATTACTAAATTGAGTGAATGAAGGAGTAATGCTTGTAATGTTAGTGTCTCCAGTTCCTTTTCTGTATTCAGAGCCATAAACAAAAATCTTAAGACCTGCAAGAGCAACAGCAGCAGAACCTAAAGTAGTTGCTACAGTAGCACCATTATAAGGAGCAACAGTAATTGTACCCAAAGCAGAACCAGCAGCATTAGAACCTGTACTCGCTGTAACTAAAACTTTTACTTCTAGTCCGTTAGTTGGATTCATTACTACAAGAGTATCTTGTACAGAAATTACATTATCTACATAAGTAGGTCCTGCAGTAGCTACAAGTGGAAAAGTTAAAATGTTGTCATTGGCAGCGGTTTTAGTAACGCCATCATAAGCAACGTGTAATCTATTTTGTTCTGACCAAATAACTTGATCTGAAGTCATAGGCATTTCTGCTCCTACCATACGAAGGAATCCAGAAAGTGTTCTATTCCCATAACGCTCTACTTCTTGCTCATATATCTCAGGAAGATATTGTGCAGCGAAAGAAGAAAAGTCTGCGTTAGTAGGATCTGTAAAGTTTAAATAATTTGTTGAAAGAGCCTGTTGTTGTTGACTCGGTTTAATTGACCCAAACGAGGGTACTACATTAGCCATGCGTTGTAATTTTAATTGTTAAATTTTGTTGTTTTAATTTTAAGTTTTGAAGAGTCTAACCCACTAATAGCTTTTACTTTCATTCCTCCAAAAGATATTTCACCTGTAGCCGTTTGTCTAGGCGCAGTTGTAATGTTTTTAGATTTAGCAATCTGTTCTTTGATAGCATCGGTTTTACCTTGCTCATAAAAATGATTTGCCATAGTATCAGCATTTCTAGCAGCATAAATAGCTTTGTGATAACCGGCAGGATCTTTCATTTGACCGTTTTCGTCAAGGAACGTCCCTACGAATTCAGATAAATCTTTCTGTTTGTCAGCAACCACGGAAGGATCTTTAATTCCGTACTTAAAACTTTTATTTCCTAATTTAAAATCAAAACCTTTGAATTCATTAGAAAAATAATTATTAGTACTTTGAAGAAAATTATTCCTTACAAGCTCTTTACTTTGCTCTTCTTCTTGGTATCGGTTAAAAAAGTCAGTAGCTTTTTGTTGTTCTTGAGTTATACCAGGTCTCAACTTGATTTCCTCGTAATATTTACTCTTAGTATCCTCCAAAAAGTTTTTGGCTTTAGCAACCTCTTCCTTAAACGCAAGTTTCTTTTTGCGTATATCCCTATCCTCATCTATTTCCTCATCATAATCAAAATCTTCTAATAAAAGATTTAAATCTTCTGAATCTAAATGTGGTTTTGTTTGTTTATAATATTCTTTAATTAATGTAGTATTATCTACATTACTGTAATCAGCATTTAATCTAGCATAATCATTAATATCTCCACCTGTTTCTTTCATAAACTTTATAAGCTTATCTATACCTTCCGGTAATTCTTCTGCAACAGGTTGAGGTGTGTTTTCAACTTTAGTTATTTGCTCATTTGTTTTTTCAGCAACTTTTTCTTCTGTTACTTGTTGCAAAGGTGAGTCTATTTCTTTTTTAACATCCTCACTGGTAACGATGACTTCTTCGGATATTTGTCCCACTTCTTGCAATCCCACTTCGGGTTGTTCTGTGCGTAACACGCTTTCCTCTGTGCTTGATTTTTGAATGGCATTTGTTTTTTCTTTTTTTACTTCTTCAGCTTCAGCTGGATCTATAAAGTTTACTTTTGTTACACTAGATTCTTTACCTAGATTTTTTAAAGCAGGTTTTCTTTTTTTAATTTTGAATTCCCCTTCTTGTTTTACTTCTGTTGACATGATATAATAAAATTAATTAATAAAAATTACCTTGGGCCAAATTGTTCTAGGCCAAACCCATCTAGATTATCATTTCCTGATGATTCAAAATCTTTGGGTAATAAATCGTTTTGACGTTGATCTATAAGTTCTGATTGTTGAGTCCCTTGAATTCTAACTCTTTTATCTTTACGGTCTTCTATTTCTTGTTCTTTTTGTATAGTTGCTCTAGCTTGTATTTGAGCTAATTGCATTTGATAATTAAACTCCTCAGCCATTAATTGTTTTTTAATTAAAGCTTCCTGTTCCATTCTTTGAATTTCATAATCGGATTTAGCTTTTTCTAATTGCATTTTTGTTTGGGCTAATGCTTGCTGTTTTTGAACTTCCGCTAATGCCGCTGCTTCCGAAGCTTTAGCATTTGCCTCGCCCTGCGCCGCTATATTAGCTTGTTGTATTTCTTGATCTCGTTTTTGCTTTTGAGTTCTTTTTACTTTTAAAAATTGATTAGCTAATTTTAAATTATTAATTTGTCTTATATCAATTGCATCTTCCAAATCAATACCGCCTTGCTGCAATGAAACCTGTATATTTTGTTCTAATTGTTGCTTTTCTTCTTCGTCGGGCTCTAGTTCTAAAAATATACCAAAGTCATGCATTGCTACTTTTTCCATTTCTTCTAAAGTTGCAACATTAAAATTATTTATACTATTTAATAAAGATTCTTTTGTTAAAGGAAATTGTAATGCGTCATTTACTCTTAAGCTTATATTTTCTGCGGTT